TATGGGGTGGGGACACGTAATAGCAGATTGCACAAAATTTTCTTCCCCAACCCCCCATTTTTTGTGCAAAATGTCAATAGACACAAAATATAGTGCCCACACCCCATAGGGTAGGGGAGTATAGCAATTTTTGCAATGTCTATGACAACATATACAATATAACATGTGGTATACTATATATAATCCATTAAGACGAAGGGAGATCTTACCAATGAAAAAAGGAGACACGATTAAAATCACTTTAACCGATGGCAACATCACTTTGGATGGTGAGAATTTAGCAGAACTGACGGAGGCCGACATTGTCGATAGTATCAAGATGCTTTTCAGTCTTGCAAAATTTTGAGTATTTTATAGGAAGGAGAACCCACAAATGGAGATTCGCAAATTCATCATTGAGATACACTCTGACGGTTCGCTGACGTGCTGTGAGTACGAGGACCCAAAGGACGCGGCCAGAGCCGCTAATGGTCGTGCATGGTTGGCCGGTTATAAACAGGCTCTTGCTCATTGTGATGAGCAAGTGAAGGCCCTTAAAGGCATTAAAGGCCCCAATATTACAGCGGGTTATATCTACCAGGGTGCCACGTATGTACGTGACAGGGTTTCCGATATGTATCAGAAGTATTGCAAAGATGCAGCCGGGGACCCCAGACGCAAGTGCCCCGACTGTGGGTGTTGTTGCGATTATGGCAGTTCGTGCTGTAATATGAAAGGTGGCAACATAGATCATCCCGGAGGATGCAAAAAATTGTAAGTCGAAACGGTCCTTCGGGCCGTCCACCGGGGCCGCCCGCCCGGTGTTGATGAGACAGGGCACAAACTGAAAGGAGTTTTGTATTATGTCCGAAACGATGATGAAGTCTGAAAACAATGGTGCGATGATGGTATCCGATGTGATGAACACCGGCGTTGGGTACACCGACATGAATCTTGCCGACCGCTCTGCCGCGGTGAAATTCTACAATGCGACCAGCAACCCCACCAACAAACTTAAGGAGCATGTCAATGAGGTTCTGTCTCTGGTTCATGTCTCTGTGGAGTGTGTGGAGGTCCGCAAGGACGACGTTCCCGAGGGCAAAACGATTGCCCCCCGTGTCGTCCTCATTACCGACGACGGGCAGTCGTATGTCTGCGTCTCCGTCGGCGTGTATCAGTCTTTGAAGCGTATGTTTACGCTGCTCGGTACCCCGGATACGTGGACGGAGCCTGTGAAGATCAAACCTGTGTTGATCAGCACCAAAAAAGGGCAGTTTTTGTGTTTTGGTTTGTGTTTAGAAAACCCAGGGGCCCCCGGCAGGGGGGGGGGCCATATTTGTTATAAGGAGGCCCCATGAAAAGTAAAGATAACAGAGTATCCTTGCTGAACAGTGATGACTCCATGATATATCTTGCAATGACCATTGTATACAGTGGAGTCACAAACAAAGATGTCGATTTTTTCCGTTCTGAATGGGCCAAAATCATTTTCAACGGTCTCGGCCTTGAAGCAGACCCCCTCGACTGGTATTATAAGATCATGAATAGAAAGGAGCGGATGAAGCATGGCAGTAGGCGCAGCTAAAGCAAGCGCAACCCTCAAATACAGCTCCGAGCTGTACACTCCCTATGCCTTGGAGTCTTGGCCTGATAATCAGATGCGCAAAGAGTATTCCCGACTACGTGACATTGCACAAAAACGTATTAAGCGCTTATCAAAAGACCCCATCAGCGGCACCAGCGATGTTTATAAAGAATTTGCCGGGGGGTTCCCAACTCTAAAGGCGATGCGAGGAGACCGCAAAGCATTGGAACAGGCCCTAGCGGATGTAGCGCGTTTTGTGCGCGCCAAAGGCTCCACCGTTGGCGGTGCGAGGGCCGAATTCAAACAAAAAATGAAGGTTGGCGGCATTGACATTGCCGACGTGCCCGAAGATCAATATACGGTCCTGTCTGAATGGTGGGAGATCGTGAAGGCGTCGGGCGTGTACTATTATCCGTCCGATCAGCCTGTCATGTACTGGCGCGAGAAAGGCGGCTACAATGTCAGTATTGACGATTTTGTAAAGTGGCAGCAAGGTGAGGTTAACTATGGCACAGACTGGGACTATAGCGAGGGGAGCAGCTCTGCCGACATGCGCGGAGGTTTTGGAGGAGGCTTGTAATTATAATCCCGTTCCATGGCTCATGGAGCATCTTGACAGGAAGCACACAAAAGGCAAGAAGCGCAAAACGAACAAGAAACGTTTGTATGTGGATATGCCTTGTGCGTTTGATATTGAGACAAGCCGTGTGTGTGTTGATGCCGACGACAACCCCCATACCATTATGTATATCTGGCAATGCCAGCTAGGTTTGGATATGACCATTATCGGCAGGACGTGGGACGAATGGTTGAACTTTACGGGGGCAATCAGCGATTACTTGCAAGCCAACAGCGGCCCTCAAGGTGACTGGTATCTGTGCATGTACGTCCATAATCTTGCCCATGAATTCCAATATTTGTCGGGTGTTCTGGATTTCGGCCCGGGCGATGTGTTCGCCAGCAAGCCCCGCAGGGTTTTAAAATGCGACAACCGAGCTATCGAGTACCGATGCAGTATGCGCCACAGCAATTTGTCACTTGATGCTTGGGGCAAGCAGCTGGGTGCCCCACATGCTAAATTAACGGGCGCTCTCGATTATTCAAAAGTGCGGTATCCTTGGACTCCGCTGACATCTACAGAATTAGCGTATTGTATCAATGATGTTCGGTGTATTGTAGAGTGTTTGTTAATTGAGATGAAGCGAGACGGCGACGACCTCTATACGCTGCCGTTAACTCGTACAGGGTACGTCAGACGAATGGCCCGCGAAGCTATGTACAAATGGGGCATTAAAAAGGTCAAGCGCCTATTGCCGTCGTGGGAACTATACCAGCTGCTGCGGGAGGCCTTCCGAGGTGGTGATACTCACGCCAACCGCTATTATGTGGGTCTGCACCTAGAAAACGTCGGTTCCGTGGATATGTCGAGCGCGTACCCCTCCGTACAATGTGAATGTTATTTTCCTATGACTCCATTTAGGCAGGAGCCGGCCACTGTTAACCGGCTGATGCAATGTATGAGACACGGCAAGGCGTGCTTAATTCGCTTGCAAGTAAAAGGTCTACGCCAGCGCTTTAAGTGGTGGGGGTTCCCGTATATCCCCCTGGCGAAGGTCCGGCACTGTGAGGGATACATAAACGACAATGGCCGTTTGCTGTCTGCCGATCATTTTGAAATCACCATTACAGATATAGATTTTAGAATCATTGCCAATGAATATGATTGGGACGCTCTCAACGTCTTGGACCTTTATACTTCTGATTATGGCAAACTGCCAAAGCCCTTAACAGATTGCATTAAAGAAAGCTACACCGGCAAAACATTCCTTAAAGGTGTAGCCGGTCAAGATTTGTATTATGTCAAAGCCAAGGGCGATCTGAACAGCTATTATGGTATGACCGCACAAGACCCCCTACAGCTGGACACACTTTTTGACGAGGACGACCCCGACAATCTTTGGAGCGAGTGTACCGACGACCCAGAGGGCAGTTATAATGACCACCGCCCCCATCTGTTTTTGCCCTACCAATGGGGAGTATGGACTACTGCCCACACTCGCAAGCGCCTTAAAATAGCGCAGTGGGCCGCGGGCAAGAATGGCGTGTACTGCGACACCGACAGTGTCAAATATATGGGCAATATTGATTTGTCGGACTTTAACAAAGCCGTAAAGCAGCTCGCAAAAGACAATGGCGCTTGTGCCACTGACCCCAAAGGCAACACTCATTATATGGGCGTGTATGAGCAGGAGCGCAGTTATGCGGAGTTCATGACGTGGGGCGCTAAAAAATACGCGACTACTTATAAAAAAGGCGGGCCAATCATTACCACTATAGCAGGAGTCAGCAAGCGGAAAGGCGGTTTTGAGCTGGCCCTGTGGGGTGGTTTTGAGGTATTCAAGCCCGGGTTTACTTTTTGTTTGGCGGCTGGAAATCAGGTTATTTATAATGATCGTCCAAATGTGCCCGATTTTGTGGTTGACGGGCATACGGTGCATATAACAAGAAACTTGTGTATTTGTGATAATACCTATACGTTGGGAATAACCGACGAATACGCAAAGATACTAGGGTATAAGATTATGGAGGTTATCTGATGATTAAACTGTACACCGACGATGGATGGCCGAACTTTTCCGAAACGGACGGCATTTTGTCAACAGGGGCATCTATTATTTTTATTTGGGGCGGACGTGGTACCGGCAAGACCTATGGAGCGCTAAAGCACGTCCACCAGACCGGGGAGGAATTTCTGTATTTGCGCCGTACACCGCAGCAGGCGGAACTTATATGCGCCTCACCCAGCATGTGGCCATGGTCTCCATTGAACGACGATTTGCAAACACATTATGCCCCGTTTAAAATACCTAAAATTGCGGGACTGTATGAAGTGGGCAACGCTGGAGCCTACACTGATACAGGCACTCCTATTAAGCCGGCACTAATGGCGGGCGTCGTGGGAAGCGTTGTCACCCTTGCCCGCACCCGTGGTTTTTCAAGTCCCCATACCAATATAATCATTTTGGATGAATACCAGAAAGAAGAGTCCGATTACTACCGGCGCGGCGAGGGTGTGGGCCTTGCCAACATTTATGAAACGGTCAACCGCAATAGAGAACTGAAAGGGCAAAAGCCCCTGACGCTGTTGTGTATGTCAAATGCTGTGGGCATGGCCAACCCCTATTATATGCAATGGGAAATTACAGACACGGTTGAAAAGATGATCGGCAAGAAAGAGCGCGTCAAGCTGTTGGCCGACAAGGGCATTCTGTTGATTGATCTTGTGGACAGCCCCATCGCAAAGGAAAAAGCAAATACGGCCCTCTATAGGTCCATGACCGGCACAGATTTTTATAGGTCTGCTATTGAAAACCAGTACAGTGCAGAAGAAAAGAGTTTGGTTGTGTCTCGGCCCTTGCGTGAATACTATCCGCTTGTACAAATTGGCCGGTGCTGCATCTATGAGCACAAGAGCAAGCCACTATACTATGTATGCCGGCACAGGTCTGGCGAGATGCCCACCTATGGCACCGGCGACTATGAGCGGAAACGTTTTAGGGCCGCGTATGGGTACATCTGGCCCGCCTACTTGCAGCGGCAACTTGAATTTGAGCGTTACTCGGATGAAATTTTCTTCCGTGAGTATTGCGGTACTTGACTTTTTTACACAGCTGATATATACTAAAGATAATCCCCGGTGCCCACAGGCAGCCCCCAGAAGGGGCGGGCATGCGTCAGCCAGCGCAAGAACCGGGGATTTATTTGTATCTGTAAGGAGGTGCACAAAATGGATGCTAATACTGTGATTCAGGCTATTTCTACCGTGGGTTTTCCTATCGCTGCCTTTCTGCTGATGTGGTATCAGTGCAATACCGTGGTCAAGGAGAATACCTCGGCTATTACCGAAATGCGGCTCGCTCTGGACGATATTAAGAAGGGGAGCTGACTTATGGGGTGCTATATCATTTTTGCCCAGTCGATCACAAACGAACGCGCGTTCCTGCTGGCTGATTTGTGCGCTCGTTTGAGTATCGGCTATTATAGCGACTGGGCAGACGTTGCTCACACGCGGCAGTGCTGCGCAGTGGGCCCCGTCACCAAAGGAGACAAAGACCAGGTCATTAAATGCCTGGCGCATGACACATACGTTGTGATGGAGGCGACTAAAGTTGAAAATCAGTGAAAAAGCAGCCCTTGCTATGGCCGGATACACCAAAGCAGAGATCGAAGCTATGGAGAAGCCGCAGCCCGTGCCGCAGCCCGTTCCGCAGCCCGTTCCGCAGCCCGTGCCGCAGCCCGTGCCGCAGCCTGTGGCGCAGTACGATGGCCTTGAGACCCTGCTGCAGCAGCTTTTGCAGGGTCAGCAGACTACCGCGCAAGCAATGCAGACCATGACACAGACGTTGCAAGCGAACGCGCTGGGCCTTGGCATCCAGCAGCAGCCGACGGCAGATGCTGCCACTGTGACGGCCCGAATTATCGACCCGACCTATGGAACGGAGGTAAAGTAATATGCCGCTTGGTATGGATTTTGCGGATATTGCCGCAATTTTGACCGAGATCAACAAAATGGCCACGGGCCATAAACCTACGACTCCCATCGTGGACACGTCCAGTTTCGTTTCTGTGGCGCAGGCCACGTTGCTGACCGGTCCCGACAACTACACCAAAGCGATCAGTCAGGTGCTGGGCCGTACCATTTTTGCCGTGCGCCCCTACGACGCACCGCTCAAGCGCTTGCAGGTCACGGGCGACGACTGGTCGAACCATGTGCGGAAGATCAATTTCATCGACAGCGCCCCCGTCACTGACATGGCGTGGGCGCTGAAGGACGGCGAGAGTGTCGATATGTACGAGGTCCACAAGCCTAAAGTCCTTCAGACAAACTACTATGGCCAGACCAATTACAGCCGCGTGTACACCCAGGCCGACACCCAGATGGAAGCGGCCTTCAAGGGCCCCGAGGAACTGGCGCAGTTCTGGTCGTCCTTCGTGCTGCACATGTCTAACCAGATTGAGGCTGACCGGCGCAACCTTGCCAACAACCTGATGGCCAACCATCTGACCGGCATGACTGTGACCAGTCCGAAAAGCGTTGTATATCTGCTCGACGAGTACAACGCCCAGCAGGGCACCAAACTGACGGTGCAGGACGTCTACAAAGAAGCGAACTTCCCGGGTTTTGCAAAGTACGCCTATGGCCGCATCAACGATATTTCCCGCCTGATGAAAGAGCGCTCCATCAATTGGCACCAGAACTGGACGATCGGCGGCTCGTCGTACAGCATCAAGCGCCACACGCCGTATGATCGTCAGCACCTTTATCTGTACAGTGGTACACAGAGCCAGATCGATGCCCGCGTAATTCCCGAGGTGTTCCATGACAATATGATGAAATACCGCGACGCCGAGCAGGTCACGTTCTGGCAAGACATCAACAATCGCGAGACCATTTCCGCGTCGCCTGTTGTGACCACCTCCGCCGGTGTGGCATCCAAGAATGCAGCAGTGCAGCTCTCCAATGTGTTCGGTTGTCTGCTGGACTGGGATGCCATCGGATACACTCCGAAGCTGTCTCGTGTGGTCCCGACCCCCATGAACGCCCGCGGCCTGTATACGAACTTCTGGTATCACTACGGGTGGTCGTGGTATGATGACTTCACCGAGAACGCCGTTCTGTTCCTGATGACCACCAGCGACGTCGCCACACCCAGCACGGGCAAAGCCTCCACCCTTAAAACCACCACGCACAAGGACGCAGATCCCTCTAAGTCCTGACCGGCACCGGCGGGCATCGGCCCGCCGGTTATTTTATAGGAGGTGCAAAATGCAAGCAACATTTTATCAGTTTGCAAAGCGCACAAACAGCACAAAGCGGCCCAGCGGTGGGCAGGGGTTCGGAATTGACCTTAAAGCCCCCTGTAATATCATTGACCCCGAGATCAAGATTGCAACACAGAGTGACCCCACCGGGTTCAATTATTGTTACCTTCCCACGTTCAGCCGGTATTACTGGGTTAAGAACTGGACATATTCCGACGGGCTCTGGACTGCATCGCTGACCGTTGACACCCTCGCAAGTTATCGGGACCAGATCGGCAACTCTACCGAATATGTGGTCAGATCGTCGGCAAAGTATGACCCTAAAATTGTAGATAATTTGTACCCTACCAAAGCGACGACCACCACAAGAACCCTCTATGCAAATTCTACGCCCTTCACGGATGACCCGGAAAGCGGCAGTCAAGGATTTTTTGTTGTGGTTGTCAATGCCCCGGGATATGTATCGTTTGGCGGCGCCATTTATCTTGCAATGAGCGGGACCACATTTCAAAAGCTGATGGCGGCTCTTTTACAAAATACGGATTACTTGAATATCAGTGCGGACGAAATCAGCAGCAACTTGACTAAAGCGTTGTTCAATCCTATTCAGTATATTTCAAAGGCGTTTTGGATACCCTGCGGCAATACGGCAATCGGTTCCCCCGTCAATGAGATTCCCGTTGGGTGGTGGAAAATGAAGAATATCGGAAACGCTTATGTCATAGCGAATAATAATGACAAGCAGGTTTTTTCGTTCAGCATTTCGACCCCCCATCATCCGCAGCACATTACAAGGGGCGTATATACAGACGGAGCGCCCTATTCCGAGTACACGTTATATTGTCCTCCATTTGGGGAGATTAAATTAAATGCAAACTTGTTTGTACTGCAAAGTACATTGTATTGTCGCTTAACTGTTGACTACCGCACAGGTGACGCAATACTGGACTTGTCATTTAATAAAGATTTCAACACTATTTTCTTTTCCACGTCTGGCAACGTCTCGGTACCTGTGCAGCTGGCGCAGATCGCAACCAATGTGAATGAATTGGCAAGTCTCGGCGGCCTGGTTCAAACAGCCGTGGGTGCTATTGCCGGAGGTATTGAATCCTTTTTTGGCGGCGGCGATATTGCCAACGGTATCGCCTCAGGTGCCCAGCAGATGACAGTTACAAGTCAATCCAAGGGCGGAGGGGCGAGCGTTGCAAAATATGGTATTACGCCATATTTAACGGGGGCTTTTTATGATCTTGTGGACGACAACAACGAGGACCACGGCAGGCCCCTATGCCAGCGCGCGCAGCTGTTCAGTATCCCGGGGTTCATTATGGTAGATGACCCCGACATCGCATTAACCGCGACTGCCGCCGAGATTGACAGCGTTAAAAGCTATATGAAAAATGGATTCTTTTTAGAGTAGGAGGCGTAAACTATGGCAGTATATAAACAGTGTATTACTGATGTATCACCGATCAGAGTGACAGCCGGGTATCCGGCATACTCTGACGGTAGCCCCCACCGGGGAATTGACACGGTGCATGGAGACCATAAAGCATATGCGCCCGAAGCGGGCACCGTGGTCGTGGCTCAGCACTGGAATGGCAGCACCTCGGGCGATCAGTCGTGGGGCAACATGATTAAAGTACGGATGGCCGACGGCACGACATGGCGGGCCGCGCACTTTGCCTCGCAAATTTGGAACGTGGGCGACACCATTTCCAAGGGGCAGTTTATCGGCACACAGGGCGAGACCGGCAACGCAACGGGCATACACACACATTGGGAGTATGCCGATGCCGCTGGAAACCTGAGGGACCCGTCCAGCATTATCCGAATCCCTAATCAGGTTGGCACATGGGATGTTGAGTGGGACTCCGGTGGAGGTCCTGACCCTGGGCCGGGACCTGACCCGGGGCCGTGGCCTACTGGCAGATTGCCGGTGTGGTTGCTGTTTAAGATGGCGAAGGGAGGTCGTCTGTTGTGAGTGCTCCCTATAGTTACGAACAGATCAACGCTCATGTGTCGCCGGTGACTCCTTCCGTGATGCACACCAAGGGTAACAGCCTCTCCTATTATTTCCGTAAATACCTGTTTCTTGAGGCCGTGTCTATGGTACGGTGGACATTGCCCGACACATGGCCCAGTAACCGCTTGCAGTATCTGGTCTTTGGCTCGGGCGGTGTGACGGTTTTTAACACTGACCGCTACGGCCTCGTGTATGACAGAATGGGACTGACAGGCATTAACATCTTCTACAATCCCACACACTCCATCATTGCAAACCCCTTTATTAAAGGATCTCCATATTTGCAGATCGGCAAGCAATGCGAGATCATCAATTTGCAGCCCGATTACCGCGGCATGGTGGATATTGTGGCCTATTATGGGGATATGATGGCCCTTGCCGCCCAGACCATCCAGAGTAATTTAATCAATAGCCGCCTTGCCTATGTGTTTGCAGCTGGAAATAAGGCCGGTTCGGAATCTTTTAAAAAGATGTTCGATGAGATCATGCAGGGCAACCCCGCCGTTTTTGTTGATTCGTCTTTGCTCAAAGCGCCAAAGAATGGGGCATCCGGGCAAGCCCCCTGGATGTACTTTTCAGCAGACCTCAAAGGAAACTTCATTACCAACGAATTGCTTACAGCCCTTAAAACCATTAAAGCGCTGTTCGATACGGAGGTTGGTATTCCGAATACGAACACCAGCAAAAAAGAACGGATGCTAACTGACGAAGTCAATTCTAACAACGTTGAGACAGCCGCCAAAGCGTCGCTATGGTTAGATAGCTTGCAACGTGGTTGTGAACGGGTACACAAACTGTTTGGAATTGACATGTCTACTTTATGGGTCGATTGGAGGTTCCCGCCCAATACTAATACGCAGGAGGTGAACAACGATGCGCGCAACCTTGAGCTTTAACGGGTTGCTGGCAGGGTATCCGGAAGTGTTCGATGATTTGAAAGTGCCGGATAGTGTATCTAAAGAAGCTGTCTGCAATCAATTACTGTTTGATACACTGGAATTAGAGGTACTATATGCGGACGGCCCCACGATGCGCAGGGCGCTGGGCGTCTATTCTGAAACAATGCTCCCGAGCTGGACCCGGTACGCTGAGGCCCTGGGCCTTGAATACGACGCTTTGGCGTCGGATGACCGAACCAGAACAACCGATCATGCAGGGACCAGCGGCGGTACAAACGGCGTCAAGGGAACGACAACCAGAGTGCCGGACTTGACTACCACTGGCCAGAATAACGGCAGTGACAGTACTACCCGGGATGTCACGGGTTTTGACAGTGGGACATTGCAAACCGCAGAGAGGAGCACTACGGCCCTTGGTACTGGTAACACCATTACCAGCAGTGGCACGGATACGACCACCACCGATCAGACAACCGCCTCGGAGTCGCACAACGGCTACTACGACACCGTGACCGAGAAGGGCCGGGCAGGGCGAGACCCGCAAGACCTTATTGCCAAAGAGTTGGCTCTTGCAATGGAAAATGCAGTTCATAAAATCGTTACGGACATCCGGGCAAACTTTTGTCTGCTGGTATATTAAGGAGATGCAATAAAATGGATATCATCAATCCTATTCACAAAGCACCATACACCAATTTCCATGATCTCAATCTTGATTGGATTATTGAAGTGCTTAACGAATTTAACACCAAACTGACGGATTTCGTCAGTTTGGCCACAATCAAGTATGCGGACCCCATCCAGTGGGACATTACCAGCCAATATGAGGCAAACACCGTGGTTGTGGACAGCAGTGGCAACGCATATCTGTCTGTGCGGCCGGTGCCGTCCGGTGTTTCTCTGGACCGTACCGAATTCTGGACGAAAATTGGTAACTTTGATGCGCTGTGGGCCAATGTGAAAAAAGCCATTACTCCCATCGACGAAGGCCACAGCCACACCGCCACAACCGATAGAGCTGTCAACGATCTTGTCTGGGTCAATGAGTCCCTGGTGCGCGTCACAAAAGCAATGACAGCCGGTGACGCCTACGTGACCGGCTCTAACTGCGTGAGCAGCTCCACGAATGAAGTCTTGCATTACCTTATCACAGCGTTTAATAAGGGCCTGAGCGCCGAGCAGACGGCCCGGGAGGATGCCGACAACCAGCTCCAGACGGCTATTGGAGCGGAGACAACGGCCCGAGAGAACGCCGACACGCAGCTCCAGACGGCTATTGACACGGAGAAAACGGCCCGAGTGAACGCCGACAAACAGCTCCAGACGGCTATTGGGGCGGAGAAGACGGCCAGAGAGAACGCCGACAACCAGCTGCAAAATAGCATCAATCAAATGCAGACATATGTGTCTGCACCGGGAGCAGGTATTAAAGCAAACGATAAGAGCGCAGCAGCACAAAATACATCGAAGTTGCAGCAGCTGTTGGATGCCGGACAGACAGTATATTTCCCAAGCGGAACGTATTATATGTCGGCGGCCCTATATATGAAAAGAGGTTGCGGAATAATCGGGGAGAACATGCGCGACACCGCCCTTATATGGATTACCGCCAGCAATGGAATTATTTACGACCTCGAATACAAGGCCCCCAATACATACGATAACATTTATTTTACGATTCGTATCGAATCGCTGGCGCTTTATGGAGTAGGGGCCCTCAACGGGGCAGGATCCGGCATTTATATCCGTAACAAAACATGGATGGTCACGGCAAACCAAAATCATGAAGAATATCGCAAGATCAAAGGCGATTCCTATGCGCTGGAGTGCCGCAATAGTGTTATCAGAGACATTATCGTCTCTGGGTGGTCCACTGGCATCAATTCGAGCTTATATATTGCATATGTATCCATTATCAACGCTTTTGTGGATACCTGCGATTTGGGAATCGACGCAAAATTTTCTGATTCGGAATTATGTAATATTGTAGTGACTTTTTGCTATAATGGCGTTTTGTGCGAAACCGAGGCAAACAAATGGTGTAACCTGGCAATTAAGATGAACGGATGGCGTGCATCTTATGATGCTTCACACACCATTACGGGATCAATCGCCTTACATTTGTATAACGCAAAACGTGAACTATTTTGCAACACAGAGGTACAGGAGAGCTACGCTAACGGAGTAGTTGTCGAACAATCAAGTAACAACATCGTGTTTTCCGGATTATTGCTCGATGCGAATGGATTTAAGGTTCCTGTAGGAACCGAGGCAAATAATATTGGCGTCCAAATACTGGGCGGGTCCTACAATATTCGGGGCACGGTCCTTGCTACAAACAAAAATGATATAAAATGTCAGCGGGTCGGCATTTCTGTATCGCCCGATTGTGGCAATATCGATCTCCAATATGCCGAATATGAACAGCAGATCAGTGCATGGACCCTTGGCCGGAATACGTGCCGCAGCATTACGACGGCTAAGATCAACAACATTGCAAAGATTACAGCAACCAACTTTACAAACGGGGCTGATGCAAATTATGCGTCTTTTGATGGCCGACATTTGCATATTGCAATTCACGGCTATTTCAGCATTAATGCCCCTAAAGGCACAAAGTTCTCTGTTGCGTCCGCGTTTGGTGATGTGCCTTTCGCGAGCCTCCCCGGTAACGTTTACAGAGACATTTGTCTGTATAATTCTACTGACAACGCACTTGTGCCTGCTACATATGATAATACTACCGCAAGTGTTATCATTCAAGCCCCTGTACCAACAGGCAAACAGATCAACTGTGAGATCACATTTGATATGCTTTAATATCTTGTAATAGTTCCTATATAGTGCCCACTCCCCTACCCTATGGGGCGTGGGTACTATATATTGTGTCTATTGACATTTTGCACAAAAAATGGGGGGTTGGGGAAGAAAATTTTGTGCAATCTGCTATTACGTGTCC